CGTCGACGATCGGACGATACAGAATCGCCCCACGTAACGACTTCATCGGCATCCATATCAAATGGTGGATCGCCAATGACCATTGCTTCTTCCAGAACATCAACACTCAGTGTGAGCAGTTCATCAACAACTTCGTGATAACCAGGACATAGAATAATGTTGTATTCATATGTGTCTGAACGGATATCTTGGTTGCTATTGATTGTTGCTTGCAAAGATTGTACGATTGCTGCACGTCGTGCAGCGTCGTCATTACCAAGAGTGGTTTCGTTAAGAAATTCTTGTGTGTACTGATAATCAGCCGCTGAATCAATTAATGTTTGTGCTGCTTCTGATGGTGTCCACTCTGTTCCAATAAGAGTACCAAGACCAAGTGTAACCCATTCGTTTGCAACGCCAGTCAAACCAAGAAATCCTACAACTGCAGGTGGTTGATTGTAGCCGTTGCTGAAGATGTTTAGTGGATTTGATGTCCAATCTGCTTCAAAATTCGTTCCTGTATTACGGAAAGCATATGCATGGTAAACACTACCGTTCATTGCTGTATGTGCATCTTGAAGGAATTCGGTTGCATTAACGGTAAGCTTCTCCATTGGATGCCCTGAATAGAAACCGTTTGCTAGGTTGAAGTTAGTGATTCTAGCTTGTGCCAAACTCTCGAGGACGTTAGCTGCATCATTAACTTTAGCAGCCCATCTTGTTAGAATTGATGTACGTGTGTCATCGAGGTCAACGAACGCACGAATTACATAGGAAAGGTTGCCAATTCCAAGATATTGGTTAAGAGCAAATAGACCATACTCGTTACGACTATCACCATGAAGCTCATTACCGTTTGTATCTGTAAGGAACTGTGGAATACCATATAGTGTGACGCTTTGTGATGCTGATGTAACTGTACGAATCACGTCATGTTCATAAGTACCTGCCGCAGGTGAGACACCATCTGGCTGAATCTTTTCATCTGCTGTAGCAATAAAAATTAAAGGTACAGTCGGAGCTGACGCCGGAATGAAAAATGATTCATCGGTGACTGTGACTGATATACCGGGTGATACTAATGTAGTCATAACTAAATCTCCGTTATTGTGGTAGTATTTATATCAAAGTCGTTAAATTTTCACAAAAACACAGAAGCTCAAACAATTCGATCCGAATCTAACCGAGTGGAAAAATATGGTCAATAACAGATACAATCGAAATGTTATTCGTTTGATTCACCTAGGACATCATCAACGGTTGCAACAAGTTCGTACTCATAACCTGCCTCTTCTAGTTGGTCAATAATATCTTGTGGTGTCGTATTAAGGTCTGCTATGTGCCCAATTCGAATGTAAATGTCCTTAATGAAGTCTTGACGAACCTTCGTTGGGGCTGTAATCCAAATTGGTATTTGGAACGTCAGTGTTGAAACGATCAATCTGCGATCGGCACCAACAGGATAGTTTTCTTCGAGCAGGATGTCTGTTAGTTCTAGAATTGTAATCTTAGTCCAATCAAATTCTGAATCGCTAATCTGTATTTGTAGGTTAGGATCAAAGAGAATTAGAATCTGCTCAAGCATCTGCCAATGTTGATTGGTGTTGCTTGCATAAAGGGCTAATTCGACATCTATGTAATAAGGAATTGGTACCAGTTGGTGAAGTACCTTAATATCGTCGGGCATTAGTCCACCACGTTGGACATACTTAACTGCTCTCTCGACATTGACCCCCTTACGTCTGTCAGGAGCAAGTCTAACACTCTTCATGTAAGCACTCATACGTGGTATTTTTAGAGGAAGGTTTTGTGTGTTTTCATTGAGTATCGCAGCGGCGACTCTATCTTTACTTCCATATGCAACGGGAACATCAATCATGTGTTCTTCGCCATCGGATCTTTTTCCAGTCTTGACTTGCAGTCCCTCAAAGATTGCCATGAACTGGACAAGATATCGTGCAAACTGTTGGTCGAAGAAATACTTTCTTGTTGGTCTCATGTTACTTTCCTAGCTTACTCATTGGTATTGCATTGCCATCGTTAAGGTAGCTTTGTAATGTTGGTTTTGTTGGATTGTAACGCAATCGTTTATCCTCTTCCAAGAATATCCACCTATTTTTCTGTAGCTTCCATCTATATAGTCTTGGTGGTATTGGATCGGAAACTTGTGGATATGTAATGCGATGGTATGCCCCATCATTTGGATTCGATGAGTTGTTTTCCCAAGGAAATGCTGGACCTTCAGTGTAAGGTAATCCATTTGGTGGTATTGCATCTTCAACGTATAGTGCTTGTGGATTAACATTAAGTTTGCTAAGATCAATGTCTTCTTCAGCAGCTGTTGCTAGTTCGTCAAGTGTGAACTCGCGAACGTTTGCGATATCTTCGCCACGTTCTGGAACCTCTGTATCTGCTTCGGCGTTGACTCTCTGGTTAAGAACATCAGCATCAATCATGTACCTTGGATCGTTAAGGTGCTCATAGTTATTGACGTTGCTTGGTGGATTTAGGTCACCAAAAATATCGATTGTTTCTTGAGATGCAAATGCTGGTGCTGCAATAACACGAAGTATTGTTGGTTTCCAACCAGGTGTGAATCCTTGAGTGCTCCAAGAAACGTCTGTGACTTCCAAATACTTCTTTACTGGTTTTAATCCTGGCGTATACTGTATCTCACTTGGCACTTCTAGAATGTCACCAATCACAAGTGGTCTTCCGAGAAGATTGACGGCAGATGAGAATCCAACTTGAAATACCCACGTTTGTGTTTCGGGGATATGAATACCAAAACGTGTTAGGTCAAGAGAAACGTCAACAAGATCGTAGTACGCTTTAATCTGAATACTCGTTGATGCATATTCTCTATCTCTGTTCTCCAAGAACCCCATCTCGTCTTGAACATCGCTTAATTGTACAGACGCATAGTCAATTAGTTGTAATGAAGTAACAGCCCAAAAATCATTTACACCACCACTAAATGCAAGTGGAGTAAATCTCCAGTAACGTGCAGGTGCAGATTGTTTAATTCTTAATGTCACCATGTCATCGGTATCGGGGATTGTGATGATGTCAACCCCATACCACTTAACGTTGTCTACTGATCTTTCAACTCTCAACTTAGTTGCTTTATTTGGACCATTACAACCTTGTTTGATTTTAATTGTTGTGATGTGTTGCTTAATTGAAGTATCAATTCCATAACGAACACGGCTGTTGTCGAGACGAATTGGTCCAAAGTCGTATCCAATATAAGAGTTCCCAATAATCTGTGGACCCTTTTGTGTCGATCTCCATTCTGATATTGTGTTATCAAACGCATTGGATGCTGGAAATGCTGGATACTGTCCACTTGATATTGCTTGTCCCTGACCAGTTAAATCAACAAGTTTTGTCTGTTCCCAAATACCAAGAAGTTTGAATACATTAACTGGAGCTGAGGCAATATTAAGTGCCTCATTGATAATGTTGTTGACAAAGCTACTATCCTGATCGTTGACAAGTGTAAACTCAGAACAAGGTAAGTCAAGGTTATAGGCACATGGAAGATTTGGATTATTTTTAGTTGTCATTTTTGTGTGTTAACCAATTACGAACTGTGTCTCCATGCCGAACTGTTCGACTGTGCTATTAGCAATATAGTCGTCAACTTCCTGTCTGCATGCTGTCATTCGGCGTTCAGCATCTGCCCGGAGATCAGACGCATTTAGGGCAATTCCCCCACCAGCTCCAGGTAACGTTTGGAAATATCCACGTGTGTTTGCAAGAATCAATTCGGCTTCTGCAATCGACCACGATTGGATCCAGTTGTTAAGGTATCTATCTCTAATAATGTCTTGTTCGGTTCTCTCAACTGAGCAGTCTATTAGTACTCGTTCTCTTCTGTTAATACCCTGTAATAGTTGTAGCGTTCGAGCTCTTTCATTCCAAATATAGTTGACACGATTTGCAAATAGAATTTCCATCAATTCGATGTATTCACTAATTATGTGATAGCTAACTAAGTCAAATGTTCCCATCTGATATAGATGTTGCAGGGTTAACTGTCCAAAAACACCAGATCCAGCAGCACTTGACATGAATGCAGATGTCTTTCTCTTTACTCCAAGAATCTGAACAATTTTGTGATATCCTTTCGTCTTGTCAGACAACACATATGTTTGCTGTCCTGGGTTAAGGTCAAGGAAGAAGAATTGTCTATCATAAGTGCTGGATGATGTTCTGCGAATCATTTGCAGTGCTTGATCAACGCACCATTCAAGTTGCGGCTTCGTTAATTGCACCTGTACACTTGGATGACCAAGAGCAAAAAGAATGTTCTCAATCATCTCTCTACGTTCGTCAGCAGTTCCATCTGTTCCGATACCAATTTGTTTGTACATTGGTGTTCGAGAGACTCCATCTGTTCCTGGCACCTCCATCTGTATTTGAGGTGTAACCGTTAGTGGTACATTGTCCAGATCGAACATGTAGTAAGGTGCTACAATTGGCAGTGGTGTTGGTGGATAAATCTTGAAGAACGCTGTCGATCCTTTCCATCCCGTTGTAAAACACAAATCACCACATTCAGATAACGATACAGTTACTGGTGGGATAGCTGCAACCCACGTTGTACCATTCCAGATCATTAACTTGTTATTTGTTGTATCATACCACTCAGTACCAACAGTTGGTACTAATGGTGATGTTGTATACGCTAGTGGTATCCAAACGAGTCCGTTCCATTGATATAGTTGATCATTGTTTGATGTATCAATCCAATACTGTCCTGCTGCTGGAGATGTTGGTTGAGTCTGGTATTCCGTTGGAAAGATCTCGACCCAAATACCACCACTTCGAACATACCATTTATCGTTTGTGATGTCATACCAATACACACCGTTTACAATTATCGTTGGATCTGTTGGATACGAAATGTAGTTACATGCAACCCATTGTGAGCCATCCCAAATGTACAATACGTTTGTGACGTTGTTATACCATGCAGCCATATTTTGTTCGTAAAGGATTTGCTCTGCTGGATCATCAGGTTGACTATAAAAGTATGGAACTTGTACCCACGAATTCGTAATAACACTCCATTCGTAGAGGAAATTATTTGTTGTATCAAGCCACAAAGCGCCTGGTGGAGGTGTTGTTGGAATATATGTTGATATCAAAACTGGTGTTACAACCCATACAAGACCATCCCAAATTGACAACACTTTAGTTGTTGTATTAAACCAAGGTTGGTTAATTGCAGGATTAACGGGAGCAGTTGGTGAGAAAACAGCATTCGTTATAATTCCCCACAACACGCCATTAAATTGTTTGATTTTTGTGTTAACAGTATCATACCAATATGTGCCGATTGGTGATAGAACAGGATCTGTTGGAGCAGCAAGGAATGTTACTTCAACCCAATGACCATCTTCAAGATCGTCCCCAATGGGACAAGATCCAGTAATATCAACCCATTTATATAACTTCCCACTATCGGTATCATACCAATAAGCACCACATTGAATGACATTGAACGAAGGATCAGAACTCTGTATAAATGTCGTTAGTGGAATCCATACTGTACCATCCCAACGATATACAGTAACACCATCAAACCACAATGTACCACATGGCATGTTTGTTGGATCACCAGCAACAGAAATCTTATTAAGAAGAACCCATGTTAGTCCATTCCATTGGAATAATTGATTTGTATCGGTATCGACCCAGTAGTCTCCAACTGCTGGCATTGTTGGTTGTGTTAGACTAAAGATTGGATCTAGAAGAATGTTTGAATATCCGTTCCACTGATACAGTTTCTTATTAACTGTGTCATAAAAGTATCCACCTGTATTTGGTGGTAACATTCCCTGAAATGGATTACCAAAGATTGCAAACTTGTAGTTAAGTTCATCAACCAATCCTTCCCATATGATTGCATCTTGACCATTAAACGTGATTATTGATGCAGGAACAGCACATGGTACTGGTGGTGGAAGTCGTCCTAAATCATCTACCCAATTGTAATTTGGTGGAAGTTGATTGAGATAGAATGGAAGCTGGTACGTTACCCCAGTTTGGTATCCTGTTAGATCACTTGGTTGAACACCAAGAGTAACACACTGATATGCTGCTTGATCTGGTGATCCACTACCACCATATTGTAGTGAGTATGTGTGAACGCCTTCGTAGTGATATCGAAGAACATTATCTACAGCAAATCCTGCAATGTAGTAGCTTTGATTTGCAACTAAATTGGTGATTGTAAGTGTTGTTGTTTCTTTGTCATCATAAAATCCACCAACAACAAGTCCTGTACTAATCTTATCACCAGCATGAATATCTGGATTAGCAGTTGGATCTGGACTATAACGTGTACCATCAATTGGGGTTTGATCGAGACTAATTGGAATTGTATCAAGAACAATCACGATTCCATCATATGCGAGATCGTCAACTGTACATCCCGCACCAAACTTCGGAAGTGTCCATGTTACTTCACCAGTTGTTGGACTTGTTCTTGTTAGTCGAATTGATATTTCTCGACCATTCTGAATAATTTGTTCGGGGGTGTCTGCGTAAACGCCGTATGCCATTGGTAACTCCTGTGATCTATCTGTTATTTATGAAACAACAAGGAGTACCGAATTAGATCTCACATGTATTCTTATTCAACCAACGAATAATGTGTTCTGATGTCCACGATGTATCGAAGTCAACACTCTCGTCAACCGTATCAACATCATGGAATCTTATTGCTAATGGGGTGGGACAATTGTCATTTATGTCTTCGTATTGCCACTCAACGATAATCGTTTGATTAGGTTTGAGAGAGACAACACGTTTGTCGTTTTCATCTTCGACAGTTAGCTTACAGTATTTTGTCACTGTATAGGTGGACTGCTGAATGGGGTTCTCGGCAATAGCATTGACTAGCTGTTGCTTCGTGTCGAGATACTGTTTGAATGTGAGTTTGTTCATCTTTCCAACAATGTTTGTTGATATATTTATTGTTGGGAAGAGGGTTATTTTAGAGAATTTAGATGCGTTCTGTCTTGTGCATCCAGTAATCATTTGTTACAGCAAACTTGACTGCAAACGAACATCTGCGATCGTCAAGTACGACTGATTCTATGTATGTCTGATATAGAACGACCCACTCACTCGTCTTTTGATTGACACATGCAATTGAACATTGATTACTACCAGAAAGTTTACCAAAGATCCGTTGGAATTTTTCGATCTCATCTTCACCATTAAGTTCAGATGGTAACCTAAATGACCTACAAAAAGTTATAATAACACCTCTTTCAATAACCTCAAACTTTGTCACTTCTCCATGAAGAAACAAGAATTCATCTTGTGTTAACTGTGGTGCAGCTATTATAGCATGTATGTTGGGACGTCGAAGGGGCCACAAAACACCTTCGCCAGTACCAGCAATTGGAACTCCGAAATCATTAATTGTTGTCATATTGTCTCCTTTTTATTTTACTTATGGGAGGAGACGGAAAATATAATAACTGTTGATCCTTCGAGGGTAATCGTGTAAAATATATGTTTAAGAGAGTGGCTTATGAAAATTATCAACTTATTATCTGTTATATTAGTAGTAATCTCAACATCAGTTGACGCACGTTCTTCGACTGCAAGAGACCAATTTAAACGTCTCCAACCGTGTCCGGCAACGAATCAAAGCGTTGGTTCTTGCAGTGGATATATTATCGATCACATCGTTCCACTAGATTGTGGAGGTGCTGATTCACCTTCTAATATGCAATGGCAAACTGTTGAAGATGCGAAGCGTAAAGATAGAATTGAACGACGTGGTTTGAATTGTAAGACGAGACAAGTTGCACCAGAAGATCGTGAATATTCTCTCGGATCAAAAGGTGGTTGTTTTTATTATAGTGATAGACTGAAGAAAGTTTACGTTGATAGACAATGGTGTGATTAAAGTTTTTAACTTTGAGGTCGGTAACGGTATACTGTCACTATATGGTTATATGATATATTCGATTAAGACTACATACAAGAACTTTATTATTTTGTCTTTGGTGTTGTAAACTTATCCCACGTTCGTGGGAGAACTACCTGGCGCATACCCCTTACTTAAGACCCACAAACCATACTTCCGTATAATAATGATCAAATAATAACATAAAGGTCCTATGAACTCAATACAATCCACAGAAAAAACACTACAGCAAGTCTATGCTCTACCTTATACATTCTACCTTGGTGGTTCTCGTCGTATGGCTGATTTACATCCAGATGAGATTAAAATCGGTCCAAACACTGACTATGATCTTTACACAAAATACTCAAAGTGGGGTGCCTTCGACTTGTATCGGCTTGGTTTTATGCCGTATGGTGAAGATTATTCGTATGGTGAAGGTTATGGTGAGTGCGATAACGATGTGCATTCAATCTGGTCAAAGAATAATGTTCAAATCGTTTTTCGTTATAATATCGAAATGTATAAACAAGTGTTTGACAATCTTCCTGTCGAGTTTTATAAGAAATACATCTGGAAGTCTAGTGGACAATGTGTCACTGACACGAAACAAAAGATCGCTCTATTTAACGCACTATTGAAAGAAATGCCGAGATTTTTCAATTCTATAACAGGTTTTTAAACCCTTCGTATAATGAGTGGATGGAAGCCTAATGGGCTCCCATCCACGAACAAGGTTTAAGGAACACACGATATTCTACCCGTCATTTAGTTAAAATTGTTGAATTTTACAGAGGTCTGCAGAAATAAAAAGAGCCACATTTCTGTGGCTCTTTTCGGTTGTGTTACTTATTAAGCAAATGTTACGTTGGTAACATTAACCTTTCCGTAGTAATCAGCGGAATTACCAAGTGATGTTACCTTGGACAAAAATGCTGTCTTACCATACCTTGTCATCAAAGAAACGACAGGCTGGAAGGTTGATGGGTTGATAACAACACCAGAGCTCATCAGTGGGATATAGGGACAATAAAAGTACCCAGTATCCAATTCACCATTGCCACCCTTGTAACCGATGAGGACTGTGTCATCACCAGTATTCAGACCTGCGAAGGTGGATTCTGTTGGGTTAACCTGGTTCCACAGATAGCTGTAGACCTTGATTGTACCGTTCAGAGTACCAACTAGCATGCTGTTGTTTGGACCCTTGAAAGAACCTTGAATTGCTGGAGCAAAGACGGACTTGGTTGCGACTTGTAGGACGCTGACCATCATTGGTGAGCAAACGATGAAGTTACCTGCACCACGACGTGTCTTCCTTGCGATTTCATTGACAATCCACATGATTTGAGCGCTGAGGTTAGCAAAACGATCACCGACGAAAGTAGGTGTGTAGTAACCTGGTGCACCTGGAAGAGAACCATCCCATGTACCAACAGTGCCTGCGATTGTAATAAGGTCAGCAAGAATTTCGTTGTCAATTTCTTGAACGATGTGAGCACTTAGTGCTGTGGTCATTTCGTTCTCGAGATCTAGACCATGCTGGGATTGTATATCCTGCATAGCTTCGATTGTCCAACTTGCTTGTAGTTTACGTGTACCTGCTTCGACAGCTTGGCTGACGATTTCTAGTGACATTTGACGACCACCAGAACCTTCAATCATACCACCACCACCACCGAAGGTTGTACCACCAACTGCAACGCCGTTAAGAGCGGATGCACCAGACGATGCCTGGAATGTTGATGTGAAACCTCCGTTAGCACGCCATGCGTAACCTGCTGCTAGTGTATTGTCAATATCTGGATCGAACGACGTAGTGTCGTCACCTGCTGGAGCAAAACCACCTGCACCTGCAGCTTGATCATCAGCTACTGTTCCTGTACCAGCTGAACCGGAATAGAATCTACGTAGTGCATTGACGTTACCGAATGCTTCGCTGTCGGTTGCTGTTACGATTGCGCCTGATGGTGTATCCCATGCTGCAATAGAACCACCTGGAACGTCTTGGTTATATTTGTAACGAAGGGAATAAACAAGTCCAACTGGACCTGTCATTGGCTGAACACCAACGAGTTCTGTTGCAATTGAGCCTGGGATAATACGGCGAATCATCGGAATCAGAATTTTTCTAAAACCTGCAATTGCTGTAGTATCGGTGGATCCAGAAACTGCGGATTCACCAAGGACGTGATTCTTCTGGTTTTCCAGAAGGACGTCTACGATCTTTTTCTTTTCGGGGGTAAGACCTTCAAGGAGGGCTCCCTTAATTTCACCCCATTTTTCTACAAGTTCATTCATTTTAACTAGCTCCTTTAAGCTGTAATCGAACGTTTGTTAAATTTGCATGCCTGCGAGGCGTACATAATCACTGACGATATGTGCTTGTGGTTCTTTTTCCTCAACATCACTCTCTGTTAGTGTTTCGTAATTACCTGTTTTGACAATGCCAGAACCTTCAGTTAATTTGGTTGCTACTTTTTTGGACCCCTCAGCTAGTACTTTAGTTTCCTTCTCTGAAGTGTGTTCCTTGCCTTCATTAACCTGTGTTTGCTTCAATACACGACCGATAAAGGCCTTGTATGCTTCTTCAAGCCGTTTTGTTGGAACGGTTTGTAGAATTTGCTCCATAACCTCTCGTGGTTGACCACCGAGTGGTTTGAGAACTTCACCCATCTTGATTTGACGCTCTAGGCCAGCACGAGCTGTTGCCTCTTGCTCAAGTCTCTTGGAAAGTTCTACATTTTGTTCTTGTGTTTCACGAAGCTGTCCCTCAACATCATCAGCATCAACGAAGTATTGACGATATTCTTCCTTGAATGCTTCGACCATTCTACGGCCGAGGTTAAGTTCACGTGCTTCCATAACATCATCTTTAAGTTCTGCAAATTCTGCTGCAATTCGAACTTCAAGGAACGAATCAAGCTTTTCAACAAGCTGGACTAGATCGTTTTGAACTTCTTCTGCCATCTGCGACTTTGCTTCTGTCAGTTTCTTTGCATATTCTGTTTGTAGATCTTTGTATGCAGAAATGTCTTCCTTTAGTTCAGCAATTTCTGCACTAAGGATTTCATTTAGTTTCTCATCGATTGCTTCAACGAGGACGTCTTTTTCTTTGACCCATTGTTCAGTCAGTTCGACTCGAACGGTGTCTTCTGTTTCTTTGCGTGCAACTGCAACTGCTTCTTGAAGGTGTGCATTAAATGCTTCTTCAAGTTCTTTTTTGGAATCTTCTGAGAGGATATCAGCCTCAAGCAGTTTCTTCAAAATCTCATCCATTTCGATCTCCTTAATAGATTCAGTAATTATTTATAACCTCTTGTAATTTCACAAGGTTTTTCGGTTTTGTTTGTTAAAATCTGTTTAAAATCAATACGTTACCAAATGTTGGTACGTTTTACTTTTTTCTAAGATCGTTCTTAAGGAACATCTTAATTTCGGTTACAAGGTGCTTCTGTGCTTTTGGATCGTCACGAATCTCCTCAGCAAGTGTCATGATTCTATTCCCATTTTTTGCGTTCTGAAGTGATTCAAACACACTTTGTGGCATAGCACCTGGTGCTGACGGTGTAGCAACAATATCAATTGTAACAAACGAGAATCCTTCAACTTCACCATCGTCCTTAACGTTTCCAGCTCCACGTGAGCTAACACCAAGACGAACACCACTCTCAATCAACGTACGAGCAATTCTTCCTGATGGGGTATCAAGAATTTGAAGACGACCAACTGCGTTGCTCCCCTCCATGCGGATTTCTTTGATAGCGTGTGAGATACGGTCTAGGTTAATGTTAAGTGTTTGTGGATGGTCAAGTTCACCGAAGATTCCATTGCACTCTTTGATCCTTGCGTACGCCTCTGTAACAGCACGTGCAATTTCTGTCACAGGATACTTACGCTTGTTGCGGTTCTCAATTGCACCTTGCATGAGAATTCCAGAAAGGTAGCAACTCTTACCATCACGTGACGCTTCGGTAATAATGTTACATTCTGTTGGGGTAAGTTCTTCGATTAGTAGTTTCATTACTTAGTCCTTCTTTACGTTGGCTTTTTCCATCTTTTGTGCTTTTTGAAGAAGTTTGACAGCCTTGTCTTCCATCTTTTCAGCAGCGGCATCTGAATCTTTCTTTTCCCCAAGTAAATCACGAACCCTGTTGACGATAACACTATGTGCAATCGTATTGAATGCATCATTATTATCATTCAGTGTTGCATCAACAAGGAGTTTTAGTTGTTCTTTTGCGTCCATCGATTTTCTCCAGTTATAGGATGTCGAGTGAGAAATTCTCACTAAAGACAGTTTGATACTATTTATAGGCTAGTTTACGAAAGGATCAATATTTCTTGTAAACTGGTGATAATACAAGAAATATTGATTATAAGGTTTATACAGGAAGTTCAGGTAGAGTTTCACCTTCGGCGCCACCTTCAGGAGCACCCCCAAGACCCTCGCCTTCAGGAGCACCTTCGCCGCCCGGAGGAGGACCACCACCACCAAAGATGCTTCCACCTCCGCCACCTCCGCCACCACCTTCGAGGCCAAGTCCCTGTTCTCCACCACCGTATAGTTTGATATAGTCACCATCTGTGAATGTTTGTTGGAGACCCTTCTCTTGACGAAGGAACATTTCGTTGGTTGCTTTCTCATCACCAGAAAGTTGTAAGAATCTAGTGAGAATGAACTGTTTCGACAAATAAGGAATTGAATCAGCATTTCCGATTTGAGTAAGTAGAGCTGCATCGAGTTCTGCTTGACGATACTTACCGAAATTCGATGGGGGAATTAACTTTAGTGAATATATGTCTGGATCAATATTGATCTCGACATTTCTTAGGAATCTTTTGAACTCTTCATCGAATACCATTTCAATGTGACGTTGAAGTCTTTCGATGTATAGAGCAAAGCGAAGTTCTTCAATATATGCAAGACCGACCTTACCATCATTGAATACAACATCTTTAGCACCACGCATTGCTTGTAACCAACTAACTGGAACACGTAGGCCCATCATAACCTTTGCTTGGAAATAGTCAAGGTCAGATAGTTCACCAAGACTCTGACCACCAGGAAGTGTCTCAACTTTTGCACCTCGACCATCTGGTCTTGATGCAAAGAAGAAATCTTCGGTCATTGATTGCGGATTGTAGACAGAATCAACCTGATCTTTCCCGCCAATGGATGTTGGAACACGCTTTTGTCTAATCTCGTTCTTAATCCCTTCTAGATATTGTTTAACGCGCGCTGGTGGCATACGACCAACATCAATATAGAACACACGTCGTTCTGGTGCTCTTTGGATACGGTAGATGACAACAGCATCTTCTAGTAGTTCTTTTTGTTTATGTGAACGATAGACACTACGGAGAACTGAATCTCCAAAGGGCGCAGAATGTGACATATCGTCATTTAGAGTAAATCTAATAACATCAGTTTCAGCAATATACTCAGTGTTATAATTTTGTCCAAGTGGAACCGCACCTACGCCTACGCCACCAGCACCTCTTGGAATTTTTGTATCGGTACGGATTTGATAACCAACAATTTTTGTTACATCCTGTGCATCAACGATCGCAGCAAGAACATTTTGTGGTGGAACCCATTCCCACTTCTTATCTGATCCATATTTACGGAAGAAACAGTCTCCATACATTACGGTGTTTCTTGCGATCTTGAATAGTCTTCGATCAAAGTCGTGCATCTTTGACCAATGACGAAGTGCAACTCTTAGTGTAGCAACTGTTGTATCATCAAGTGAGGTTCCTTCGGTGTTCTGGAGATGAATGTCAAAATACAGATTTGTCTTTGTATTGATCCCTGTCATTTCTTCAGCAATGATATCAAGTGCTCTTGTAACCTCAACGTCATTATCCATGATATCATATTCACGATACCTTGTTAGACGCGTTGCACTACCTTGAACGAGACGTTGATACCACGTGTAATTGCCATATGATGCATATGAACCGTCAACGCCTTGACTGTCCTGTTGGAGAACGGTATCAGGACGTGGCGAAACGATTTTGAAAAAACTAGTTAATTTTCCGGCCATTTACTGTTGTCTTTAAAGTTTGTGTGATCAAGTATTTATCATCGGACTGATTTGGTTACCATTAGTCTACTTCATACAGAGCACCATACTTGTTTGATACGAATTTATCAAACGATAGTGCTTCGTTAGGAACATAACCGTGTCCTGTTAAAACACCCCGAAAATAGCAGTGAATTACAGAGACGGCACCAGCTGCTGTTGTCTTTTGAATTGCTGTGTATTTTAAGTCACTATAGAATTTTTTCAGGTATGTCTTTGTTGTCAGCCGTCCTTTAATATGTCCTGTAACCTCAACGAATAGAATGACAACATCGTCATCACAATACGGAACATCACGTCGAAATAGTTCAACGACTTCTTGTTGTGTCATCTGTAAATCATCAATAAGGAACGCTATTCTATCACGATGGCCTTTGTAACGGATAGACTTATATGTTAGACTTCGTGTTGGTTTTACAGAATCAAATAATGTTCCAATTCCACCAGATGTATTGAACGCTTCATACTCGCAACCATCAAGAGCTAATAGTTCGTGTCCTTCTAGAGGCTGCAACATTACGTGTTGTCCGTTAACAATTGCAGGGCACGGTTGCATATATTCATTGACTAACCCTTCTAAGGACCAAGATAGATAGTATCTAATGTCATTTGTTGCTGCTCTTGGTAGAGCACCGACACGTATTTTTGCGTCACGAACAGTATCAAATTTAGCGGCGAGATCGTGTGTTATGATACTTACGGCACCGGGAGCAAGTCCGCATTGAGGCATCATAATTGCGTCGTTAGACAGCAATCTAATTGCATCCGTTATTCCAATGTCTTCTGTGAGATCAAAATATGCTGTCCCAACCAGAGCTGCAGCTTGTGCGATCCTGAGATTGACAGCGTATGGCGTTGCAGCAATAACGCCATCGTATGCTGATACCAGTTTTTCGAGAATTTTTGGATTTGCTGTTACGTCCGTTTGATTGACGTGTGGTACTGTTACATTGGGATCATAAATGTCAACATCGTACCCAAGATCTGTTAAATAATCATATACGGTCTGACCAATAAGACCGTATCCGAAAAGTGCGATATGTTCCATATAATATCCCCTATAATATGACGTATTTATTTGTCACTTACAGGGTTTAACAGGTCAATTAAAATGTTGCAAGTACTCGAGCACTACCTGGAGCTGGTGATGTTGCTTCGGTAATCTTAGCAACCTTCATTCTTTCCATATCCTTATACATCTGGAGAAGTTCTTCCATTGTTTTTCCGGTCGATGTTGATGTAGTATTGAGTCGTTCTAGAAGAACTATCATCGCTGCGGTTGGGTCACTCTTACCAGTGGCTGATGTTGCTGCTGCAGCGGCTGTACCAGGTTTGATTCCTTCTCCAGGTACTCTTTCAGTTAGTGGTGGTTGCCCTCTCTGGGCTCTCCTTGCGTTAATATCAGCAAGAGTTATACTTGCAGTTGCTTCAGGTGCCTCACTAGCTAACATTTCTGATAACTTATCTGCCCCACCCGACTTTTTCATGACATAATCCGTTGCAAAGTAGGCAGCAGCTCCAGTTGCAGCAAGTACGGTGGCGGTACCAAGAAGTCCTATACCTGCGGCTCCAGCGGCGGCAGTACCTGCACCTCCACCAGCAGCCGCACCTGTAGTAGCTACTCCCTCCAAAATACCACCAGCAACTGAGACGCCTGCCCTTTTTAGTAATGTGGTTGCTAAAGCACCAAGTCCCTTTTCAAATATGGTACCAAGAAACTTTGTTGCTATAAGTCCACCTGCACCAATCAGAATTCCTGCCAATCCATTACCCTTCAGCCAACCAAAAATTGCACCAAGTGTAGCACCCATCTCCCCAATTCTATTGAATATACCTTTAGTGGTACCATCAATATTACTGAGGCTTTGTACAGACTGCTCACTCTTCTTTCCTCCTCCTGATATAGTTGCTTCTGTTGCGACATCCTCAAAGAATTTTCGGTCTGCTGTTGGCATTTTTTCAAGAGCCTTATCTAGAAACACTTGATTCTGGTCTGCTGCAACATCACCTCGTTTACTCGCTTCGGCGATTTGTTCCTTGATTGCCCTTCCAGCGTTTGCTTGCAGTTCAATAAAGCGCGCTTTATCTGTGTCAGACATTGCACCTGGTGCTTTTCGTCCAAGTCGTTGTATTTCGGCAACTTGTCCGGGTGGTAACCCAGCCCTAGCTGCAATTAGAGCCAACATTTGAGCAGACTTCATTCTTGAAACAGGCGTCGTTTGTGCACGCATTTTCTCGAAATTCACAGCAAGCTCACGGGCTTTCTGAGATGAAAGACCAATCATTACAAATTCCTCTTGTCTTGCTTTTATGCTAGCCAGCACCTGTTCTCGGTCTTTTTCTGTTACCTTTGACATTGCTTCCCGGAACTCTGAATCTTCAAGTAGTTGTTCATCAAGTTCAATAATTCGTTCTGGCAACATATTGGTAACATGTGAGAGACGTTCGACTCCCTTCAGATAACTTGAGGATTCTGTTTTTAATTCACCAACTGTTTTTGTGTGTGATGATGTTTGTTGCTGTAATTTAAAAGCGGCCGCTGCCAGTTTTCCACTAAGGATTGGATCACTACCTGCCATTTTGAATGTCTGTTCTTGAAGATCATTCAGTGTCATTGCATACGCTTCAGCACCTTCCTTAACAGCAAGAACAGAATCTTTTTGTGTCTGCATTATTTCCTGCAGATCCTTAACTTGTATTAGAAGTCTTGCTGATGCTTCATAAAATGGCTGCACACCAGATTTTTGGTAGAACTTAGCTGATTCAACAAGCTGTTCACCAGCTTTTCTGAATCCATCAATCAGCGTCTTTGTGAACAATGCTGACATGCCTTTTGCTATCTTTGCAGCACCGCCACCCTTTTCAAATGAATCTGCTATTGATCCTGGTAAACCACCTGCTGATTTCATTCCTTCTAGCATACCGTCATGCACAGCTGTCGCTGCGGACTTCATATCGGTGGCAATGTCATCCATGGTCTTACGGATTTTCTTTCCTTGCGTTTCAAGGCCAGCACTTTGACTTTGAAAAGCCTGAGAAAGTCGAATTACTTGGTCTTCAGTTAGTTTTCCGCCCTTTTCTAGCTGTGTAAATATTACTTCAAGATCCTCTCCAACATGAATTACATCTCTTAGATTAGCCCCAACATCCTGGTATGACTTTACAAGTTGTCTTAGCATTTGTTCTTGCTGACCGACGTTTGTGTCAACCTCTTTAAATGAATCTATAAGTATGTCTGTTTGACCTGCAAGAGCATTCAAAGCTTGCGTGTACTTAGCCGTACCACGAGCTGTCTTTTCAAATTTGTCACCAGTTAACTGTAGAGAGTCAGCGAGTTCGTCGAGATGTTTGTTGATCTTGTTTGTTTTGAACGAGTTGGCTGTTGCCGATAGGTGATGCTGAATAGCACCAATAGTCGTATCTGCATCATGAAGGGTATCAGTCAAAAGTCTTGTATTTGATCTAATCTCGCGCGACAGCGTTGCCAATTCAGTTGCTGATATTGTATTTGCCATGGTTTCAGTCCTCTACTGAGGTTATTTATAACATGTGGCGTTAACGGAGAAAGTGGGTATTCTGCCAATAGAGACAACGTGATATATAATTTTACATGTACGTAAATGAGGACATTATGGAAACAACAGTAAAATCAAATCCACTTCTAGAAAACCTTCGACTTCCCGGTGAAACAGTTCGACTCCCGTCTGGTGGGATGTTTTATAAGAATGGAGAACTAGCATCACATGTAAACAACGGTGAGATTCATGTGTATCCAATGAACACATATGAAGAGATTCTGATGAAAAGTCCAGATAAACTTCTCAATGGTGATGCGGTTCAGGAAGTGTTTACAAGATGTATTCCCGATATCCTAAAACCTTTAGATTTATTTGCACGTGATGTTGACTATTTGATTCTCGTACTTAGACGAGTAACATATGGAAATACTGTTGATATTCCATATACCCATAACTGTGATAGTATTTCTCACACCTATGTAGTAGATATTTCGCCGTTTATTCAACAGGCGAAAATTATTGATCCTACGACACTATCAACAAACTATCAATTAACACTTCCTAATCAACAAGTGGTTGAGATAATTCCTGTTAGGTTTGGTCAAACAATTAAGATGTTGCAGGAAGGAAGTGTGCAAAGAATACAGGATCTAACTGATGATGATATTAAGAATCAGTTCTATGATTCTTTAGTTAGTGTAATATCTGCTGTAGATGGCTGCACAGATCCAAAAATGATCCGTGAGTGGATTGAACAAATTAGTGCAGGTTGGTCCCGTCAAATCCAGACTGCCATGGAAAGGAATAGTAACTGGGGTCCTGAAACAGTGTCGACTGTAATATGTAAAACTTGTCAAAAACCACTAGAACTCGATTTATCGTTAAACCCGATAACTTTTTTCTCCTAACTCTCAGGTATCGGGCTCCGTCTGAGAGAGCTGCCTATATTGCCCGGCTACAAGCTGAAGCTGGTATCTTGATCGATAGTGTAATATCTCTCGTGTACTTTATGCGTGGTGCAATATCATACCACGAAATGATGACATTATCTAGAAAGGAACGAGATCGGATTTCAGACTTTATTAAGGAAAGATTGGAACAAGAAAAGGATAAGCCTAATCCAATATACTAAACTTCAGTGTATGCTTGCTTCCACCATTTTGGAATCATGTGACTGGCTTTACTATATAAATAGCTCCAACTTGAATCAAGAATGTACACGTGCCCCCAATCTTCTTTTGATCTGACAATACGTCCACCACCCTGAATCATATCAACAAGTGCTTGTCTTTGATACCATTCACCTGATAGTTCCATTCGTGCTTTAATCCATTGGTCCCCAAGGAATCCATATGGTACCTTGACGAAGATTGCGAATCTTGCGAGATCGTTGACAAGATCGAGACCTTCTGTTATACTTGGTGAGATTAGCACTCCTGGTTTACTTGAGTGTTTGAAGTCGTCGATAACATCTCGACGGTCTCTACGTTGTTCTGATGGGTTATGTTCAAAGATCACATGAGGAACAGAGTTTGATAGTTCATCTATTAACCATTGTGCAATTGCGAAACTTCCTGTATGAATAATTCCTGAAACGTCGTTATGTAATTCAAGTAGTCCCTTAATCGTTCCAATCATCGCCTTCCTGTTTGCTTGATTCTGTGGATCTTTCCAGTTGACATTCATTCTCATAGATGGCATGAAGTAAACAGGTCGGTTCTCAACAGGAAATTCCGATGGTAGTGAAAGGAACGCTGCTTCATCTTGTGATATTCCAAGATCGTTACAGAATCCCTTGTAATTGAGGATTGTTGAAGACATGAACAGAAATTTATCAGCCATTGGTTCAAGAATCTTGTAGAAGTTTGTTGAAGCAAAGAGGTACTTAAACTTGATCATTGTTTTATCGTGAACAAGTGTGTATATTTGTTTAACATCGTCAATTCGCTCATTCATCACTGTTCGTACAAGTTTTTCATGTTCTTGAAGTGATGCAAGTTCCTTGAGTTTGTTGAGTTCAACAGATGTAGTTTGTCTACTTGAAGGTGAGTCAATAATATACGAACATTCATCAACAAGTTCTGTAAGTTTAATCTCAACGGCTGGGTGATATACATCGTTAAGCCATTTGTGTGTGTGATCTAGAGTTTCGAGAACTTTCCACTTAACACCCATTCGTTCTGCACGCTTTGCCGTAATCTGTAGTGCGTTTAGTTCTGTTAACTGCTGTTCTGTATTATGACATTCATCAAGAATCATTAGTGGACGTCTTTTGAACATATTCGTGTAGTTGAAGCACAAAAGAGCCATCGTATAATTGAGAACAACGTGAGGAACGTTCTTTGCCCTCCCCTTTGCCATCACAAACGGACACGATTCACATTCGGGCTTTATTAGACTGCCAATATCACAAGTTGTATTGCGTTGTGAGCACGTGTAGTTGTTCTTTCCGTAGAAAGCAAACACACGTTCTTCGGGAAATGTATTTTCGTATTGTTCTTGTAGAACTTTTTGGGGAGTTAGAATGAACGACTTTCTGAAGTCGTCGGACTGAATGGAGTTACCATATGTCACACCTAGGTGGCTTTTGCCACCACCAACAGGTATCTCAAGAATCAGGTATCTTGCTGTTTGTTTTTCTAGCCACTCAAGTGCACGAAGTTGTGTTTCACGTGGAGGACTATTTGAATGAGACCAATGTTGTAAAATGTCCATATTCACTCTTAGATTTAATTAAACATTATACACAGGCTTTTAATTGGATGTCAAGATAAATAAAGAAGGAGAATAATATGTTGACTTTCAAACAATACCTACTCGAGGAAGTTAAGAAGAGTAAGGAAATCAATTTTGAGTATCATGCTGAGCTAAATCCAGAAATTTGGAAAGGCGACAAACTCCGTCCAGAAGTGCGAAAGAAAGCACTTGAAATAGCGAAAGAGTTTCTCAATTCGTTCCCAACAAAGCTCAAGGTCATCGACATTTACATTCCTGGAAGTCTTGCAAACTACAACTGGACAAAGAAGTCCGACTTCGATCTCCACATAATTATTGATCCTGTTTCCTGTCGTGGTATTAATGTTGACGATTATTTCAAAGCAAAGGGAGCTGAGTGGAAGACTAAGCACAATATTTCAATTCGTGGGTTTAAAGTTGAGGTGTTTATTGAGCCAAAAGGAACAACACATGAGTCTAGTGCTGAATATAGCATTGAGAGTGATAAGTGGATCAAAAAACCCAAACACATCAAAGATTTAGAAATTGATGAAGATGAAATTGAGAAAACCGTAAGGAATTTGCAGAAAAAAATACGGATTTTGCTTTCCAAAAATGCAAATCCCAAGGAGATAGAGAAATTAAAGGAAAAAATTAGGGTTATGCGGGAACGCGGCCTATATCGAACAAAAAAAGGCGAGTTTTCCGTTGGAAACCTCGCCTTTAAAGCACTGAGAAGTAAAGGTGATCTTGACCGTCTTACACGCGCGAAACGATCAAGAGAAGATGAAAAACTGTCTTTGGATTAGTTCTAGTATCCTAGTTGGAAGATCATAATTCTGTTGATACGTTCGCGACGTACCTCATTCCAAATATCGTCAATATAGTTAATCGTACAATGTCCGTAGCCAACTTCACCAGGACTGTTTGTCCACAATCCAATTATCCTTAACAGTCTGATGATGAAAGCACCAGGTAAAAATCCTGTGATGAATACATACAAAACAGCAAAAACTTGCAATAACATGTCAAGTATTAATGTTATTGCAACAATTGATATCAGAACCTTGATGAAATCCATCAGTCCGGAGCTTTTGTCTTCGTTACTTTTGGACATCTCGTGACCAATCCACCATCCGACTCCGTAGCAAAGAAGGCTATCAGGATTATTGCGCACCCATCGAAAAAGTTTATTTGTTAAACGAAACGAACTGTGAAATGATCCTTGACAATCATTTTCGTTCCAATTCCACAATGTGCTGTGAACTGCTAGAATAGGCTTAAGTAAGAATTTCATCATTGTCTCCAATGAATTTTTAAGATGACAAATTATCTCCTAAAATAAAAAGAGGATCAACGAATACCGTTGATCCTCTTCAATTGTATTATAGATCTGTATTAGTAACTACGCATCCTTGAAACCCGTGGATTTGAGGAACCACACGACTCCATATCTTCCATTCCAGGACGTGGCATTTTGCCGGTTTCACCACCGAACTCATCTTCATTGGTTTCGCCACTCTCATCTTCACTGGTTGAAAAATCAAACTCATCACCGCTTTCGTCATCGAGTTCACCATCTTCGGTTTCTGAATCACAACAACCTTCGATAATGTCTTCATAATCATCCATTGTTAGATCGGCAGTACCACGTTCCATTGCGAGATCCAACATGTTATCAACAGCCTTGTGAAGTGCAATATCATCAGGAGCTTCTTCTTTTGCCCATTCCATCATACGAATAACGAGCGGAACATCCATAGATACAATATCTTCACCCTCGAGACCTTCTCCGCCTTCCATGTCGTCAGCCTCGCCGCTCTCCATATCACCGAAGTCCTGGTAATCACCATATGACTCTTCGTCACCATATGTGTTCATTTCAGGATTGTATGGACCATCTGTTGTATCTGGTCCAGGCATTGAACGTGTACCACCCATCATGTAATCGTTTTCACGAACGTTACGTTTGCGACTTTTTGCGAGGGCTTCGCTTTTTGACATTCCGAACAATTCTTGTAGTAAAGACATTTAGGGATCTCCTTGAATCTGATATGGCTATTTATCAGTGGTTAGTTTATTTCTTGCAAATTTTCCTAACCAATATGCGTCAATTAGGTCAGTTAGCCCTTTGGTCTTCAAATAACCTTGTTTTTTAAACCCGGCAATTATTTCTGGTGGTGCAGCATTAATCATATCATCTTTTGAAGCTTTTCCTTTACCTGTTGCAAATTTCTTTAGCGCTGTTGGTGCTACTATTTCAATTTGTTTTAAGTTGAGATGCTTTCTCATCGATGCGATCATTAGGAATTGCAGTCCCGCTAGGTCACGAGTTGCATTACCAAAAGAACCAAACGCAAGCCCTTCGATATAGATTGAATTGGGATTATGGGACTTAATAAGATTAACGGCACCTTCAGCAATTAATGATGCTTGATCGAATACATCAAGGCGTTTGTCGTTTAATAAACAGCCAAAGTCAATAAGTTCACCATCTTTAAATACACAGTAACCAGGCGAACGGTAGGATTGGTCTATTCCAATAATGATCATATACAGTCTCTCCGACTGTATTTAGATCAAACTATTTTTGAGAAACCAGAGTCTAGTTTAATGGTAATTGTTCGATCAAATGCTGTGTCGATTTCGTCTCTGTGTGAAATGATAAGAAGTGAGATTGCTTCTTCTTTGGCTTTCTTTTTTAACATAGCTGCGGCAGCCTGAACGCCAATAGTACTTAGACCAACATCAAGTACCTCATCAAACATACAAATGTTAATTGGAGTATGAAGAGCCTGTAGAACATCGCGGAACGCAAGTGCTAGTGACAAATTAACTCTAGCTCTTTGTCCATTCGATAGACTACCAAAACTTTGCTCGTGACCAAATTGAGAGATTTTTGCATCAAGATCGAATGTAAACTCTACCTTGTGAGGAAGACCAAGTTCTCCAAGATAGTGTTGCAATCTTGTATTAAGGAATGGTAGGTTACGATTAAGGAATGCCTTTCGAACAAAACTATCCTTCTTTGTTAGTAACTTAACAAGAAATTGTTGGTGCTCAAGCCTCTTTGTAAACCCATTGATCTCTGTGTATTCAATTGGATCAAGTTTTGTATTCTCGAGGTCGCCAAGTGCTTCTAAGTGAGGATTTGTTGCCTCAAGTAACATATCAATCTTTTGTTTTGTAGCCTGACTTTGGTCACGAATCTTCACTAGACTGTCAAGATTAGTAACTGTTATTTGTTGTTCTATTTCTTTTTGTTTCTTTACGAGATTGGCAAATAAAGATTCCGTTGCTTGCAAATAAGTTTGGTTTTCGGTAACTTGTACCTTATTTTCATCTATCCCCCTTGCGCAAACTTCTATTCTGTCCTTTGTGTTAATGAAAGGTTGTTTGCAATAAGGACATTGTGATTTTTGTAATGAGTCTAACTCTATTGTAAATTTAGAGACAGCTGTTGTTTGTTCTTTGATTGTTCTTTCCAATGTGCGTTTCTCATTTTCAACTTCTCGAACTTCTTGCTTAAGTTCGGCTAATCTCTTGTGGAATCCTTGTTGCTCTTCAAAGTTAACTTGTGCGATCTTTTCGAGATCCGTCTGCAGTTGTGTAATTGTTCTTTCGTTGTTCTGAACCCAATTGACAACCCGCGACTTTGCGGCTGCGATTTGTTCTTGTAGTCTAATGTATTGTTGTTCAAGTTGGGCGATCTTTGTTTGTTGGATCTGGATATCACTTTGTGTGTCTTTAATTAGGTCCTTTAGAATCGCAGCCTTTAATGAAAGGATCGTTAGATTAAATAGAGTTTCAATAAATGCAACTTGGTGTTTTGATTCAAGATCAAGAAATGGTAATTGTGTTGCAGAAATGACAACGATTCGAACAAACATAGAATAATCCATTCCAATAATTTGTTCGATTCTTGCTTCAATGTCTGCCGTTGTCTTTTCTTTTCCATCTTCGAACAATCTTACGAAACCAGCTTTTGGAGATTTGCGGCCACGTTCAATACGATACATTACACCGTTTTTTTCGAACTCGATGGCAACAAACATATCCTTCTTATTTGTGTTGTTGATCAATTCATCAAGGTTGACATCATTGATTGGTTTGTTGAAAAGACAGTACACGAGTGCGTTGAGAATTGTTGTTTTTCCGGAACCATTTTCACCCATAATTAATGTTGTTCCCGGTAGATCAAAATTAAATTCTGTCATTACTTTTCCGTAGCTCATAAAGTTACGGAACATAATCTTGAGGAATTTTATCATAACTGTTCTATTTTGAGTTCTTTATATAGTTCGATTAGGAACTGTGTATCAATCTTGTCAACGTTCAATTCACCGACAAGTTTGACGAATGTATCATCGATGTTCTCTAGATGATCGACGTCAGCGTTTGTGTCAACAATCGCATCAGCTGTTTCTTTTGGTTCTTCAAAAACAAGTTCGCGGAGATTAAACGTGTCCGTTATTGTTTGCTTAAGTGTTGTCATTTCTTCATATGTGATTGCAACGTCAGCAATACACTTGATACGGGCGCCGTCTATAAATGGTGCTTTATTGTCTATAATATCCGAAAGGTTGACCTTTCTATATTTTGGACACTGTTCCCAATTATAGAAGTGCATATTGTGTGTTGTATGATCATAGACCATACAACCTCTTTCGTCATCACCAGCGTCACCAAAGTCCATTGGAAAACAGTTACCAATATATGTAACATTGAATCCTCTTTGTCTCTTATGAAAGTGACCAGATGCTATATGCTTCGGACCAGAGAAATCTCTACAGTCAGATCCATGAGGGTTAGTATAATTTGATCCTGTTAGAATAAATCCCTTGAATTCAAAGTGACCAGCCCAAAATGGTATATCCGCGTACTTTGCTAGGTCAGGATACTCGTGTTGAAACATATATGGACAAAACATCATCTTGTCGTGAATGTCAGTGATCACCTCTGGTTGATCTATAACATGAAAGTTACGAAACTGTTTGAAATGAACAACAGAATGTATGTCTCTTGATGTCTTGTTGTATAGGTCATGATTACCTACAACGAAGAACACAGGAAGGCCAAAATTGTTGAGTTTCTCAGCACCGGCATAGGAGTATGCTAATGTTAGTACATTAATAGCACTTCGATTCTCGTGCCAATCTCCGAGAAATCCTATATAATCAACACCACCTTCTTCTTTAACCGTTTTAATGAACCAATCAATATAGTTAATGCAATCTTGATTGTGTTGTTCAGAATTGTTCTTTTTGCCGAAATGTATATCAGTCATATAGGCCCCTTTGGCCAATTTTTTCATAATATCTCCCATTGTTATTGTTATATATAAAGGAGTAAGAAAGGACTTCACTATGGTAAGAAAAATATACTATACCTACCTATTAATTGATCCTCAAACAAACGTTCCCTTTTATGTTGGCAAAGGTAAACGAAATAGAATGTATATGCACCGTGTTGATGCATTAACTCTGAATGGAATCGACTATAAAAATAATCGACCTCATCACAAACTAATTCGCGAACTTGAAACTCAAGGCTTACGAATCAAATATCAAAAAATTCTTGAACGTGCTAGCGAAAAAGAAGCTTTAGATAGAGAACGTGAAACCATCAAAGAAATTGGACGTAAACTCAATAATACTGGTCCTCTATTGAACACCAGTCGCGGTGGTCATATTGGTGGTGAAACTTGTAAAAGTGTTTGTCAATATGATCTTAACAGTAATTTAATTTCAATATATCCATCTATAATAGTTGCTGCTGAATGTACTGGTGCTAACAGATCATATATCTCCCAATGTTGTAAAGGAAAGAGAAAATCTGCTGGTGGCTTTTTGTGGTCATATGAAAATAATCCTATTCCTGTCTTTAATAAAAAGTATTATCGTTCTGTTTTACAACTTTCTAAAGATGGTAGTTTAATTGCAACATATCGTTCGCTTACTGAAGCTCAAAATCAAACCCATGTTGAATTACATAACATTAGTGAATGTTGTCGTGGTAAATCAAAAACAGCTGGTGGATTTGTGTGGAAATATGTCGATTAAACATCATTCTTGATGTTCTTGTTCGTTATGTTCTTCGATTTTTTGTTCTACATATGATATATCGTCTGAGCTGTACTTTTCTTCACGATTTAGACGTTGTTCATTTTCATAATCTGTCATAAAACTATGGGATG